CATATTCTACCAGATGTCTATGCGAAAGTAGATTCTGAACGATATACGTATACTCATGGGTCTACAGCAGCTGGCGCAATTGTGTATGATGACATTTTTCTATATTCTCATCACGGAACAGACCCAGCCAGTGGAATTCTTTGCAACGCATTCGACCTCGTCCGTATACACAAATTTGGTCATTTAGACAAAGAGCAGAAAAAGCAGCAATCAGACCCAACAAAGAAAGCTAGCTTTAAAGCTATGGAAGAGTTTGTACGAAACGACAAAAGAGTCAAAGTACAAATTGCAGAGGAGAAGCTTGCTGACGCAAAACATGAGTTCGAATTCTTTGACGATGAAGATATAGACACTTCTTGGTGTGCTGAGATGTCGATTAACAAAAATGGAGACTACGAAAGCTCATCTAAAAACATAAACTTGATTTTGCAAAAAGACCAAGTTCTAAGTGGAGCATATTCACTCAATGTTTTTGATAATCGTCGGTATTTAAGCAGAGACATGCCATGGAGAAAGCTACAAATCCCAGGTGAGATGGAGCCAATCAGAGATGTTGATTTTTCTGGTATAAGAAACTACATAGAATGTGTATACGGAATCGCGTCATCATTGAAAATCGATGATGCATTCGCCATTGAAGTTGAGCACAGAAAATTCCATCCAATTTGTGACTACCTCAATAGCTTAAAATGGGATGGCAAAAGCAGAGTAGACACACTTCTTATCGACTACTTTGGATGTGATGACACACCTTTTACAAGAGCTGCAATTAGAAAATCTCTATGCGCGGCCGTAGCCAGAGTATTTAGGCCAGGTACTAAATACGATATGGTTTTGATTCTTGTTGGCCCACAAGGCACATACAAATCTACATTTATAAAAAAGCTCGGTGTAAAGTGGTTCTCTGATACACTTACGACTGTACAAGGAAAAGAAGCTTATGAGCAATTGCAAGGTGCTTGGATTATTGAAATGGCCGAACTGTCTGCTTTGAAAAAATCAGAAGTAGAGCCAATTAAACAGTTCATAAGTAAATGTGAGGACTCATTTAGACCTGCATACGGTCGCACAGTAGAAATATACAAGCGGCAGTGTGTGTTCTTTGGTACAACGAATAACTCAGATTTTCTACGTGACAATACAGGAAATAGACGATTCAACCCTGTGAACATAAACTTAGAAAGAGCAACAAAGTCAGTAAGAGACCATTTGACTGATGACGAAGTTGCTCAAATCTGGGCTGAAGCTTATGAAATGTACAAGAACGGCGAGCCATTGTATTTCAACGAAAAAGAATCAATCTTAGCAAAAGCTGCTCAGCACTTACACACACCAATTGATGAAAGAAGGGGTGTTATTGAGAACTTCTTAGAACGTTTGCTGCCAGATGATTGGGAGCAGATGGACATCTTCTCTCGTAGAAATTGGCTGGAAGACCCGCTATCAAAAGCCGGTAAACACGAAAGACAGTATGTTTGTATGGCTGAAATTTGGTGTGAATGCTTAGGAAAAGATAAGACAGAAATGTCCAGATATGCTACAAGAGAAATTAACGATATTCTCAAAACATTAGACAACTGGGAATTCGTTCAGTCTACAAAGAAATTTAATCTATATGGCACACAAAGATACTTCAAAAGGAAAGACAGCATCTTCTAGCGAAAAGGTCATCGAGGCTTATTTAGTACAGCAGTGCAAACAAAGAGGAGCACTGTGCATAAAGCTATTAGCAGACCTTTTCAATGGTTTACCAGATAGGATGTGCCTGTTCAAAAATGCGAATGTTGTTTTCGTTGAATTGAAAAGCACAGGCATGAAACCAAGAAAACTACAAATTCACGTGCACAATGCAATAAAGAAACTTGGATTTGAAGTAATTGTAATTGACACAAAAGAAGGTGTCGATGAACTAATTAGAAAGCACTATGAGTGAAAAGGATTTGCATGACTATCAAAAAGCATGCGTGCAACATATCATTGATAATAAGTTCTGCGGCGTATTTCTTGAAATGGGCCTTGGCAAAACTGTTTCTACGCTTACAGCCATCGAGCATTTGATGAATGACTACCTAGAAGTAAGCAAAGTTCTTGTCATTTCACCAAAACGCGTAACTGAATCAGTTTGGAAAGAAGAAGCTGAGAAATGGGACCATTTGAAGCACCTCAGATTTTCAAAAATCATAGGCAATGAAGAAAGCAGAATACGTGCTATAAGAACACCTGCCGATATCTATTTGGTATCACGTGATAACATAGCATGGCTATGTGCATATTTTGGTGGGTGTTCTCTTCCGTACGACATGATTGTAGTCGATGAGCTGAGTAGCTTTAAGTCCTATAAATCACAACGTTTCAAAGCTCTTAAGATATGCCAACCGACGTTCAAGAGATTCGTAGGCCTTACAGGAACGCCTGCACCAAATAGCATGATTGACCTCTGGCCACAGATTTATCTAATGGATAGAGGTGAACGACTCGGCAAAACGATTACATCATTTAGGCAGAACTTCTTTTCTCCTGGCAAATCAAACGGGCACATCGTGTATTCATACAACTTGCTCAGTGGTGCAGACGCTACAATCAACGAAAGGATTGGTGATATCTGCATATCTATGAAAGCTGATGATTACCTCAAAATGCCAGAAAGAACAGACAACTTTATAAAGCTAACTTTGCCACCAGACATAAAGAAAAAGTACAAGGAATTCGAAAAAGAAAAGATTCTTAGCTTGGTGTCGCAAGACGGCGAAGAGAAAGAAATAGCAGTAACAAGTGCTGTAGCTTTATCAAATAAGCTTTTACAGTTTGCGAACGGCAACATGTATGATGTGTTCAAAGACCCTGATACAGGAGAAGAGATATCAAAAGAGGTACACCATATTCATGACGTGAAGCTTGACGCATTGGAGGAAATTGTAGAATCACAGAATGGCAAGCCAGTTTTAATAGCTTGGAGTTTTGTTTTTGACAAAGCTTCTATAATGCAGCGACTCAAAAAGTACAAGCCAAGAGAGCTAAAAACACCGCAAGACATCATAGACTGGAACAATGGAAAAGTACAAGTTATGCTTGCACACCCAGCGTCTGCAGGGCACGGCTTAAACTTACAAGCTGGTGGGTCTACAATTATTTGGTTTGGACTAACTTGGTCATTGGAGTTGTACCAACAATTTAATGCTCGCTTGTATAGACAAGGACAAAGAGACCACGTAGTAATAAATCATCTCATATGTGAAGGCACACATGATGAAGATACAGTACGAGCCATTAAAAACAAAGACAAGAGCCAAAAAGCTCTTATGGATAGCATAAAAGCAAAGATAGAAAATTACATATCAAATGGCAATTAACGTTATGAACGCAGAGTCTCTCGACCACCAGGTGGGCGGAGACCATTACAAAAAGCTGCAGATGCAGCCCATTGAGCTGATACTGGAGTGCAATTGCAATTACATACAAGGCAATGTGATAAAGTACGTATCTCGCCACCATTTCAAAAATGGCGCAGAAGACCTAGAAAAAGCAAAGCACTACCTGAAGTTTGCAATCGATTCCAGTTGTGAAATGGAGAACCTTTCAGGTTTTGTTCCTCAAGCTTTACGCTACTGCCGAATAAACACCTTCGGAAAGAAAACAGAAGAAATAATCTTGAGCTTGTTCTACAACGAACTAAGGTCTGCTATGCAGCAAATAGAAACTTTGAAAATTTCGACGTACGGCCAAAATTCGATTTTTTAACTTTTGGTTATTGAATTTTCACAGTAAAAGCTTTCGTCTTAGAGAAAAAAGTAGTACATTTGCAATATGAATAAATAACATATAAACGCTTCAATTATATGAAGAGAAATAACAACTACCTGTTGCTATCACTTGGCCACAACAGCTCAGCACTGTTTATGGACTGCTCAGATAGCACTGTTGATAGGGTAAAACCTATCGGATACGAAAACGAACGTATCACAAGAATTAAGTCAGATAGCTCTTTTCCACGCGAAGCTATCAATGAAATCATAAAAACAGTCGGTCTCAAAAAGGTGCTTGGCTGCAAAGCTTTGATTTCGACGTGGTTTGAAGGTAGCAATGGCTTTCCTAGCAAATACATTTCTGAAAAGGACATGGAATTTCTTGAAACTCTGTGCTCCGAGATTGACGTTACGTCTTCTGAATTCACTCACCATGACGCACATGCCTATAGTGCCTATGCTTTCTTGGAATCACATGCATCTGCAAAAAGGCTAGCTGGTGATGGGGAAAAAGCAAAATATGTATTTTGCTTAGTTGCAGATGGCTTTGGCACAAACAGAGAGGTTATATCTCTTTACAAAAAGCCTACACTCAGTTGCGGCCCAAATGACATCGAAAAAGTTCGTAGCTTGCGGGGTTATTCATATTCCTTAGGTCTTCTCTATCAATACGCAACATCATTCTGCGGCATGAAAGAGAACCAAGACGAATACAAGTTTTTGGGATATGAGGCTTATGCTTATAACTATCTGAGGCACAGAGAAATTGATGGCCTTATAGATATGTCTCATGCTTATGCTAACAAAATTGTTGAGGCTTGGAAAACAAATGCTACTAAAAAAGAAAACATATTTCTTTTGAATGACTGTAGAACAGAGAAAGGCCCAATACCAATCAATGTTGGCGCACTTGAAGTTGCTAAGACAAACGTTCGCGCTGC